AGATGCGCGGCTATTTGTTCCTTTACGCTGCGGTCAAATACCTCAACGTCGTGCGCTACTTCGTCGTGAAAATGGCGGCTGGCGGATCGGTGTCGGTCACAAACGAGTCCACCGCGAGCGAAATCGCTCGCTATTTCTGATCCCCACCCCCGCTGTGTGAATTTCCACAACGGCCACTGTTAGGAGAGCGCCATGAGCGTCAACAATATGACCGTGGGTCGCGATTACTCGTTTGGCTATTACGACGCCAACACGGGTCTTGTCGTCGACCTCGGAGACGTCCAGAACGTCAAGGTGTCGGCGATGAAGCACGACATTTCCAGCCGCCCGTATAACGGGTCGCCCCGCTACGGCTACGTGCCGGACGGCTACACCTTCAACTTCGAGATCACCCGCACCAACCAGCGTCTTGAGGAATTTGCGCTCGAGCAGACCAACCGCTTCAACAACGGTGAGGCGATCGAGGCCGGCTTCCTGAACGAGACCGTCAAGAACCCCGACGGCACCGTGTCGCGCTATCAGTATCGCGGCTTCGTCTTCTATGTGACCGATCTCGGCACGATCCAGCGCGAGACGACGGTCAAGATGACGGCCGTCGGCATGGCCTCTGACAAGGTGAAGCTCGCATGACCCCGAGTGAGGAATTCACGAAACGCTACACGAGGGTCGAACGCGAGCAGGACGTGTTCGGCCGCACCATCGGCGTGCGCCGCCTGAGACCGTCCGAGCAGCTCAAGGTGCAGGGCATGACGTCCGACCTTGAGGGCGAGGCGTCCTTCGGCGCCGTCGGGTCCGAGACGATCATCCCGCGTCGCATGCCCGCCATCATGGCGGCCAGCGTGTGCGAGATCGATGGATCTCCGATCACCTTCCCCAAGAACCGCGCCGAACTTGACGCTGTTCTGGACATGCTCGACACCGAGGGCATGGAAGCGGCGATCAAGGCCTTCACCCGGATCGTTCCCGATGGCGCCGGCGGGATCGACGCGGCAAAAAACTCAGCAGGGACTCCGTCCTCCGACAGCAGCTCTGGCTTGTCCGAAACGGAGTCCCGTTCGATGTCGCCTTCTCCCTCCACGAGCACGAACTCGCCGCTTGGGGCGTGATCTTCGGGGAGTTCGAGGGGCAATCATTCAACTGGGAGTCGATGGAATGGGAAAAGCCGGTCTCGTAATCATTCTTGCGCTTGCGACCGCCCCTGCCCTGGCTCAGAGCCTCCCGGTTCATTCCGGCGTCACGCCCGCAACGATTTCGGTGACGACCTGCGTCGTCAACTGGACCGATACGGTGCGGCCGGCAGTCTCCTACACCAACGGCGTCAAGGCGCTGATGATCCGCCGCGCCGGCCTGCCGCCGACTGCGATGCACGACTATGTGCTCGACCACATCATCCCGCTATCGCTGGGCGGCTCGCCGCGTGATCCCCGAAACCTGATGCTGCAACCCGACAAGGAAAGCCGGATCAAGGACGGGATTGAGCGCTGTCTTGCCCGCAAGGTCTGCGACGGGAAAATCGATCTCGAGACCGCCCGCCGGCAAATCTGGACGAACTGGCGAGCCACGGCCTGCAAGGTGAGGAAATAATGGCCCACACCCTTTCGCAGTTCGCCCTGCACGTCGCCCGCTTTGGCGCCATGGTCGACATCGCGCGGGATGAGGCGATGGAAAAGGCCTGCGAGATTGTCGAGGAGGAGGCCAAGCGCGTGATCGGCACCTACGATTACGGCTGGCCGCAACTCGCGCAATCCACCCAAGCGGAGCGCTCGCGCCTCGGATATCCCGCCAACGAGCCCTTGCTGCGCGAGGGCAATATGCGGGACTCGATCACCCATCACGTCGAGGGCGACACGGGCTATGTCGGGTCTCCGTCCAAGATCGCGCTTTATCAGGAGTTGGGGACGGACAAAATCCCACCGCGCTCATTTCTGGGCGGCGCCGCTCGGGCGAAAGAGGCTGAAATCCTCGCGCTGGGCGTCACCGCGATGAAAAAGGCGGCCGCCGGCTCATTTGTTCCGTAGGATTTTTCCCGACATCCACATTGAGGCCAAGGGGAAAACAACAACAATCATCGCTCCTGCCAATTCCGGCATTTTGTTCGTGGGCCAAAGCAACGCCAGCGCTGAGAGCATGAAAAAATAGATCAGGAGGCATGCGATAGCTCGGCGGACGCCATTGGAGAATTTATTTTCAGACGCATTCTCTTGTCCGCCGGCCGCTGCGCCGCTGAGGATGTAATCGGATGTCGTCAGGTCTATCGCGCGCATCGGGTAACCAAGCTTTCCAGCGGCCCCCATTACCGCGGAAATTGCGATTTCAGGAGACAGGTCGAACCATTCTCCCGTGCATCGATATTTGTCCAAGACGGCGTGAGCGGCGCTTTCTATATCAAACCCCGCTCCCGGCGTGACGCCGATGAACGCATATTCGATGGGGAACGCAGACCCTGTGCGGAGCTGAGCAAGGCGCGCGCGCGGGTTGGTCGTGACGCCGATTTTGACCATGTTGTGGTCGCCGCGGACCACATAGACGAACGACCCCTCGATCCGGGCGCCGGCGGCGCTCTGGCGGCTTTTTCCCGTCAGGTCTGAGGGCGAAAACGAAACCCCCGGTCTGATCCCGAAGATCCTCGGGCCCGAGAACCAAAAACGCATGAGGCGCCCTCGTGACACAGGTCTATGAGGTTTTCACCAAGCTCTCGATGGTCAACGGGGTCTCCCCCGTCCTCGCCGTCCTGAGCAAGGAGCTTTTGTCTCTCGAGGGATCAATAAACCGTCTGCAGGCGGCTTTCAACGGGATTAACCGGACATCGATCGCCGTCGCCGGCGGTCTTGCCGCCTTCGGTGGCGCCGCGGTGCTGACCGCCTTCAAGAACGTCGCCGATCACGGGGACAAGCTCCTCGATCAGCAGTTCAAGCTGCGCAATCTTGGCGTCCAGCAAAACGAAGTCCTGAAACTGCAGGCGCAATATTACAAGGAGGTCGCCAAGGCGGTCCCGACGTCGAGCATCGACGAATATCTCAAGGTCGTCCGCGAGCTGCGCGCCGTCACCGGCAGCGGCCCGGGCGGCCTCGCCGCCGCCGCCAAGCTCGCTCCCCAGGCGATGATGATGAACGAGCTTCTCGGCAACGAGATGGGCACCAAGGCCGGGGACGAATATTACAAGCTCCTGCGCTCGGCTGAAATGAAGGGGATCGCAACCGATCCGGCCAGGCGCGAAAGTTTCATCAACGAGGCCTATAAATACATCGCCGGCTTCGGCGGCAAGCTGACGGCCAACGACTATCAGGTGCTCGCGCGGCGCGGCGGCACGGCATGGATGAACGCCAAGCCAGAGGCTCTTGGCGCGATCTCGGTGCTGGCGGCAGACCTTGGAGGCTCCCAAGCCGGCACGACCCTTATGACCCTGCAGCAGCTTCAAACGGGCGCGAACACGCTGTCAAAGCAGCAGGGAGCCGTGCTCGAGGAGCTCGGCCTTCTCGATATGTCGAAGGTCACGAAAACCGGGTTTGGCGGTAGCCGACTGCAGATGAAGCCGGGCGCGATCAAAGGCGCGGTCGAATATTCCGGCAACCTGCCCGGCTGGATTCAGGACGTCATCTACCCCGCGCTCGTAAAGGGCTCGGGTGGCAATGAGGGGATGCTGCAGGCCCTGATTGCGAAGATCTCGCCGAACCGCAACGCCGCCAAACTCATCAAGATGTTCGGAGACGAGGGCTTCCTCGACCAGATTGCGAAGGACATGGGCGTCGCCGGCGGCGTGCTGCCGCTCAAGCGCGGCTATGGAGATTACGTCAATAACGACTCCGTCGGCGTGAAGAAGGCCTTCAACGCTCAATATGAGAGCATGATGCAATCCATCGGCGCTCCGATGATGCAGGCGGCGATTCCGGTTATGCAAGGCGTAACCGATCTTTTTACGAAGATCGGCAATTTCGCGAACCAGCACCCCGAGACAATCGAGAAGATCGGCAAGGGAATGATGGTGCTGGGCGGCGCGCTTGTCGGCGCGGGCGCGGCGGCGATCCTCGCGGCGCTGGGGCCGGCCGGATGGATTGGGATGGGCCTTGGCGCCATCGGCACGGCGGTCGCTCTCATTCCCAAAGATGTTTGGACCGGTCTGGGGAATGGCCTGTCTCTTATCGGCAAAAAGGCTGATGAATTGCTCGCAATATTGCAATCATGGGGCGAGCGGTTCGGCGGATGGCTCGACGGTCTGCGCACGAAACTTATGAACGCGCTGGGCGGACTGTGGAACTCGTTCACCAGTCTTTTCTCGAAAACGAGTTACGGGGGCCAGGGCGACGGCGGCGGCGGTAATGCGGGCGGCATGTTCAACGGCGCCAGCGTCATCCGGGCCGCGACCGATCCCGTCGCCAATGCCGCATCAATGATCGGCGCCCATGAACGCGTCAATAATGCCGATGTTCAAGAATATCTGCGCACGGGTGGCGTCGGCATGAACCCGGCCAAAACGGCATGGTGCGCCGCCTTCGTGAACGCCTCTCTCGCCAAAGCCGGGATTAAGGGCACGGGATCGGCCGCCGCGCTTTCGTTCCTGAATTGGGGATCGGCCGTGAACGGCGACGCCCACCGTGGCGACATCTTCGTGAAAAACCACGGCAACGGTCATGGTCATGTCGGAATGCTCACCGGACGTTTCCGCGACGGTCTCGCCGAAATGATCTCCGGCAATTACGGAAACCGCGTCGGCACGTCATGGGAAAATCTGCGCGGCGGTTTCTTGCGGCGCGCGTTCACGCCGCCATCGCGCGGCGCCGGCGCTCACGAGCAGATCGTCCTGAACGTCGACGGCGAGACCTTGGGGCGCGTCGCCTCGAAATACATCGCCCGGCACCACCAGCACACCCGCCAGGCGCCGTATTTCAACGGGCGCGGCATGTTCGCCAGCAACGACGTCCAGTTTGCGGTCGGATAAATGATCGACACCCTCTCCATCGGCGGCGTCGCCTTCGACGCGTTTTCGTCGCCCGAGCACATCCCGTTCGGCGGCGATCACTCGGTCGTTGTCCATAAACTGCCGGGCGGCCAGCGCGTCATCGATACGCTGGGCCCCGACGATATGGATATCCACTGGTCGGGCCGCTTCTGGGGCAACGATGCTCTGACCCGAGCCCAGGCGATCGACGCCATCCGCCGCGCCGGCCTGCCGGTCCCGCTCATTTTCGCCGGCATTATGAGGATGGTGATCGTCACGCACTTTGCGGCTGAGATCGAGCGCTATCCGAACAACGTCCTCTACAACATCGGCTGCGTCCAAGTGACGACCGGGATCGGCGCGGGTCTCAGCCCCGTCGCGGGCTCCGCCGCTCTTGCCGCCGCCGATATAGCTGCGGCGGCGCTGCTATGATTCCAGCCAACATCAAGGCGATGATCGCCGACCTCAAATCGGCCTATGAGGCTGCGGTTCCGCTCGAAAGCGCTCCGCCGCTGGTATTTGCCGAGTTGGTGAAGAAAGCCGACGAAACAATCGCCGCGATCGATGCTGATATCGTCGCCTACAACGCCAAGGTTGGCGGGTTCGACGACATCAGCTTTCCACCAGATTTCGCCACGACGCTTAAGAAGATCGTCGCTGCCGGACAGGACTCGCTTGATCTGCATGAGGCGCGATCTCTTGTCGGACGTTTCACGGGAAACATTAAGGCGACGCGCAGATGAACTATCTCGGTCAGGCAATCCCGGCGAAAATCGTGCGTGTATCGAACACCACCCTTTACCGAGTCGCCGCCGATGAGCTGGGAAACGCGCTCTGGTGGGCGCGGATCGCGCAGCTTAACGGCCTCACGGATCCATGGATCGGAGAGCTGACCGAGCTGAAAATCCCAACGCCGGTGAGCGGGACGCCCGATGGCGTTCTGGGCGCGTTTTTGAACTGATATGGCGACGACAACAGGCGCGGCGCCGCATCGCGCATGGATGAGCGTCGGCGGGACGCAACTGCCGATCCAGAGCGGCAGCGTGACGCTCAACGCGTCGCGCGAGAGCTCGAGCTTTTCGATCACCTTTCCCATGTCGCTGGGCGAGACCATCCTTGCCGGCGCCGACAGCCTCGACGCGACGATCTTTGTGCAGGGCGCCGCCGGCTCCGGCACGCTGCTGACCGGCGAGCTGGATAACGGTCGCTTCGATTACATCGCGCGCCAAATTCACGTCACAGGACGCTGCAAGTCATCAGCGCTTCACGCGACCAAAACGTCTGAAAAGTGGATCAACCGGACCGCCGGAGAAATTATCGAGGAGCTGGCCCAGCGCGCCGGCTTGCAAGCGCAGGTTTCCGTCACGGGTTCCAAAGCTGGCCGCAAGTGGGGCGATGATTTCGTCAAATTGACCGGAGGCGTATCGATTGCGGCCGCCATTCATAAGCTCACCGAGCAGATGGGCGCGCGCTGGTGGGTCGACGCCAACGGCATGCTGAACGTCGCCTCCTACGACGACCAGCGCGGCGTTTTTTCGATCTTCTACCAGCCCCAGATCATCGGCCCGGCCAGATCGGATGCGTTGAGCCTGAGCGTCGCCAGAAATTATCAGGCTGGAAAGACGATCGACGTCACCGTCAAAAGCTGGAACCAGAAAAAGAAAAAAGCCTACGAGGGCAAAAAAAGCGTCTCGGGCTCTGGCGGCACGTCAAAGTTCGAATATGAGGTCGCCGGTCTCGAGCAGGACCAGGCGGACGAATTCGCCCAAGCCCGCGCCAAAGAACACGCCAGCCATGAGCTGAGTCTGTCGGCGCGTTGCGTCGGCGACCCTGCGTGCGCGCCCGGCATGGGGCTTCAACTGATCGGGACGCCCTTCGCCCAGACTTTCACCATCAACGCCGTCACCCACAACTTCGGCTACGACGGCTACACGATGGATATCGAGGCTTCGAGCGGCAAAGACGGCCGCTCCTGACGAGAGCCGCTATGGACATCGAAAATCTGATCTTCCGCTGCCTCGAGCGTTTCTGGGCGTCGAAATACAACGAGCGCTATGGCGTCGTCACCAGCTACGACGCCGACAAACATGCCGCAAAGGTGAAAATCCAGCCAGGCGGGCAGGAAACCGGATGGATCCCCATTCACGCGCACCACGTCGGCAACGGCTGGGGCGTGTTGGTCGGCCTGCAGGTCGGCGATCAAGTCAAGATTTCGCATCAGGAAGGCGATTTCGAGGTCGCCGAGATCACCGGACGCATCCATTCGGATGAGGACAAACCGCCGAAAGTCGAGAGCGGCGAGATTTTGTTTAAGCACAAGGACGGCGGGTCGATCAAATTCGACAAGGACAAGAACGTCACATGGACGGGCGCCAATGGTCAGGTCATCAAGACCGACAAAGACGGCAACTGTGACGTGAAGCTGAAATTGTCCAGCAGCTCGACAGCAACCAAAAAGGGTCGTTTCACCGTCGACGTGGACAACGGCAATCACGCGATCACCATCGACCCCCAGACCGGCATCAAGCACAAATCTTCCCAGCGAGTGACGATCGAGGCTCAGCAGATCGAGCACAACGGCAACGTGAAGGTGAACGGATCGATCCTGGCTCAAGGCGTCGTTCAAAGCGGCATCGGCTTTAAGGGAAACGTGCAGGGCATCTCGACAGGAATCGGCTTTCTTGGCGGCCTGAGCGACGCAACCGGATGGTGACATGCCTGATCTCAATCTTCCTTGGAGCACGGATTTTACGCTGTCTCCAACCGGCGATCTTGCCACCGTCGACGGCGATGAATTTTTGCGCCAGCGCATCACGCGCCGGTTGATGACCGAGGTTTTCGGTTACGTCTGGCACAAGTCTTATGGCGCCGGACTGCCGCAAAAGATCGGCAGCACCTACCAGCCGCAGCAGATCGCCGCCATCGTGCGCGCGCAAATGGCGCTGGAGGAAAGCGTCACGCAAGACCCGCCCCCATCCGTCATTGTGAGCCGGGACGCGAATAACCCCGGCATGCAGGTGATTGACATCACCTACAAGGACTCCGGCTCCGGCGAGCAAATCGGCATAACGATTACAGTGTGAGGAAGCATGGCGACACTGACACCGCGGTCGTTTTCGTCGATCGTATCGATGATTGCCGCCGGCGTGCAGGGGCGCGCCGGAAAGGTTCTCGACTATTCCGTGGGATCGACCCTGCGCGCGATCGCAGAGGGTCACGCCGGCGTCGCTCTGTGGATGCAGGCCCTTGTCCTCAAGCTCTTGCAGACCACGCGCGCTTCGACGTCGACGGGCGCCGACCTCGACAGCTTTTGCGCTGACTTTGGACTTACCCGGCTTCCCGCGTCGCCGGCCACGGGATTGATCCAGTTTTCAAGACTCACCCCCAGCGCGTCCACGCCATTCATTCCCGTCGGCGCCACCGTGCGCTCGTTTGATGGCTCCCAGAGCTACGCCGTTGTCGCCGACATCGCCAACCCGCTCTATTCGGCGGCTCAGGGCGGTTACATCGTTCCGGCGATGGTGAGCTATATCGAGGTTCCTGTCCGAGCGCTTTCGAGCGGCTCGGATGGCAACGCAAAAGCCGGCGCGATCACGCAGATCACGTCTCCAATCGTCGGGATTGACGCCGCGATCAACGCCGGCGACTTCGTGAATGGAAGCGACGGCGAGTCCGACGAGGCCCTTCGGCAGCGCTTCGTCTGGTTTATCGGGTCTTTGTCTAAATCGACGACATCGGCCATTCAATATGCGATTGCCTCTTTGCAGGCGGGCGTCGTTTGCACGATCATCGAGCACTACGCTCCCGACATGACCAGCCGGCCGGGATATCTAACGATTACCGTCGACGATGGATCTGGCGCTCCTCCGGCGGACCTGATCGACAAGGCGGCAATGGCGGTCGGCGCCGTTCGGGCTGCTGGCGTCGAGTGGGGAGTATTCACTCCCGCGCTGCTTTACGTCGACATCGTCATCACCTTCGACGCGGTGCCTGGCTACGACAAAAACACGTCTATCGCGCTGATGGCGGCGGCGATTACGTCATACATCGGCTCAATGAGTCTGGGCGAGAGCCTTTATTACACGAAGCTCGTGCAGGTGGCGATCTCATCCTCGGCCGGCGTTCGAAACATCACCAGCTTGAGAATTAACAACACCCCGGCCGATATCGTCATCACCCCGCGACAGCGCATCGCATTCAACAATCTGACGGTGAGCTGATGACCGCCAACGACATGCTGGAGAGGCTTAAAAGCCTCCTGCCCTATCGCTGGTTTTCGAACGCCGCGCCGGTTCGTGACGCGATCTTCGGAGGCATCGCAGATAGTCTTGCGTGGTGCCACGACTTTATTCAGTTTGCGGCGCGCCAGACCCGCATCGCCACGATGTCCGGCGCTTATCTCGACATTACCGCGCTCGACTTTTTCGGCCTGCGCATCAAACGCCGCGCCGACCAATCCGACGACTCATTTCGCTCGACGATCGTCAAGGAGATTTTCAGGCAGCGCGGGACCAAGGCCGCTTTGGTGAGCGCCCTTGCCGATCTGACGTCGCACGAGCCGAAAATATTCGAGCCAACCAACCCGCAGGACACCGGCGGATGGGGCGTAATGTTCGCCTTCAATGCGGCCGGTCGTTGGGGCGCGCAAATGCCGCGCACCGTGTTCATAGACGCCTATGAGCCTCCCGGCGCCGGCATTCCAAGTCTTGCCGGACTGAATAGCCCACAGGGCGGTTGGGGGGCAGGCGCTTTTGCTTTTGCAGACCTCAAAATGGTGACGGGCCCCGTCACCAATCAGGACATTTACGACACCATCGAAGCGACCCGCGCGGCGGGCGTGACCGCATGGGTCTCGATCATCTCTCCGGCTTAAGAGGAAGAAAATGGATCGCTCCATCGTCTATGCGTCACAGCAACCCACGGCAGACACATGGCTGGGCGCCGAACGCGCCAAGATGGTTGCTCTTGGCTTCCTGTCTCAGGCCGTGCTCGGATCGAATACCGTCATCGACGGCCTCGCATGCACTCCGACCACGCCAGCCTCGCTCGCCGTCAATATCGGCGCCGGATCGATTTACGCGATGGCGCCCGTCGACTCTTCGACCTACAGCGCGCTCGCGGCCGACCCCACGACTTCTATCCTCAAGCAAGGCATTTTGTCGGCGGCAACCGCGATCACCCTCACGCCCCCTTCGACCTCCGGCTATGCCATCAACTACCTTATTCAGGCGGCTTTCTCGGAGATCGACACAGACTCCCTGATCCTACCCTATTTCAATTCGACCAATCCGCTGGTTCCATTGAGCGGCCCGGCCGGGTCCGTCACGTCTCAGCCCACCTGGCGGAGAGGGCGGATATCGATTGTCGCAAAGGCTGGCATCGCCGCATCGGCTGGCTCCCAGATTACGCCATCGCCCGACGCCGGATATGTCGGCATCTGCGTCGTGACCGTGGCCAACGGCGCAACTCAGCTCACGTCCAGCAGCATATCGAGCTACTCGGCCGCGCCAAAGGTCGGCGTGAAACTGCCAGACGTTCCGAAATGGGTGCAGGGATCGTCTTATTCGTGGGGCGTCGACGTCGGAACTGCGAACGCAATCGTCGCGATCATGGATCCCGTCGTGACCGCCTATACGCCCGGCCTGCGCGTAACGATCAAAAAGATCAATTCGGCTAACACCGGGGCGATGACCATCGATGTCGGCGCGGGAGCCGTCTCGCTGCGGGACTACACCGGCACCGTGTTGAACTCTGGAGCGATCCCGGCTGGTTCGATCATCTCGGCCGTCTATAACGGCTCGACATTCAACATGATCGGCGGCAACGCCTCCTACACCAGCGTCACAAACCTGACGGCCAACAGCGGCGATGGCATCGAGGTTACTGCCGGCGGTCTGGTGAACTTTCGCGTGTCCAGAGGCACGCAGGACAACACGGTCAACTCCGGGGATTTGTGGCCGCGTGGAGACTCAGGAGACGGCACCTGTCGTTACATGACGACATCCGATTTTATTACTTGGGCTCGCGGCGCGGTTATTTCGCCAACGATCGCCATCGCTGAGGGCTCGGGTCCGCAGTCCGTTACGATTGCAGGGCGCGCCGGCCAGAAACTTCTGATCCTAACGCAATACGAGGGCTCAGAGGACACGGTCGGCGGGTGGCCGACGAATTACATCGTCGGCAGCCTGACCCTTTCAGCCAACGGCACGCAAATCGCGTCGAAGAACATTCGCTGCCATTTGAACTGGATCGATATTTGGTCGGCTGGACGCGCAAACCTGACAGCCAGGGCGATGGGATTCCAGCAATACGAAATCCCGTCCGCCGGAAACTACACCTTCACAGCTTTGGCCAAAAACCTCAGCAATGTAAATTTCTCCAACCCGACATCGATCCTCGTCTTCGGAGTCTAGGCGAATGATTAACTTTCTCAGATACGATCCGGCTACAGGGGTCATCACATCAAAGGGGCTTATGGACCCCGAGGTGATCAATCTGCTCGTGTCGGAAGGAAACCCGATAATCAAATATGAGAGCGAAATCGACATCGATATATCGCGCATAAAGGTCGATATCGAAACCGGGCAGCTTGTCACTTTCGAGCCGCCTCCTCCAGAGCCGACAATTCAACCATCCAGCATGTCGTTCACGGAGCTGATCAATTTATTTACGACCCCAGAACAACTCGCCATCATGAGCAGCCCCGATCCTCGCGTGCGCCTGTTCACCTTTATGGCGGCGGGAGCAACGGTTTTTTCGACGAACTCGAACGAATTCATAAACGGCATCGATTATCTGATTTCGGTAAAAATAATCGACGCCAGCCGGAAGCAACAAATCCTCGACAGGATTCCCCCGACCTGAGTAATCTGAGGCCACACGGATGACGAATATTCTGCTGTTGCCTCAAATTAAGGCGACCTTCAACATCATCGACAACGCCGGGTGGTATGACGCCATTGCCTTCAAGGTATCAGGCGGCTCTACCCCGCTTGATATTAGCGGGATTCGCTTCAAGGGATCTATGCGCGAGACGCCGGAAAGCTCGCACATTTTGCTGACGATCGACACCCAAGAAAGCACACTTGGCAACGGCGGAACCAACGGCATTCTGCAATGGAATGTCGGGCCCGAATTATTGCGCGGCCTCAAGACCGGATATTACGCATTCGATCTGATCGCCTACGCGGACGACAAGACGATCAATCTTTTTCAGAAAGCCGGACCTGCAAAAGTTGTCGTTAAAAAGGGCGTAACGCGATGAGCGTTGAAATTCTCCAGCTTGCCGGAGATGATATCGCGGTTATTCAGGACGACAATAGCGTCTATGCGGCCGGAACCGGGGTGCAAATCGTCGTCCCAGAAACTTCGGCTATTGCCATGCCATACGCTCCCGGATCGGCGGTCGTCGGCGTGTGGAGAGAGGAGACGATTGCGGGTGACGCCAGTTTCGACGCCGTGTTTCAGGTTCTTTATTCTCAATATGAAACGGCCATCGGACGGATAGACAACGAGCAAATTGTCAGGTCCAACGCAATCGCGGCGGAAACATCGGCGCGCCAACAGCTATCTTCTTCGTTTTCGACTGCTTTAACTTCTGAGGCGTCGACAAGAAACGCGCAGATCGTCGCAGAGAAGAACACAAGAGCCAGCGCCGATGAGGCGCTCGCAAATAGCATTCAGTCGCTATCATCCAGTGTGGCGGGCAATTCAGCCGCCATCACGCAAGAGTATACGACTCGCGCAACCGAGGTCTCGGCGCTAAGTTCCCGCATTGATAATTTGGTTGTCGCCAGCGGCAGCGGATTTTCAGCCGCTATCGACACGGAAGCTACTGCTCGAATTGCCGGCGACACCGCGCTGGCGTCTCAAATAACCAGCCTGACATCGACCGTCAACGCAAACAATACAGCCCAGACTGCGGCCATCAACAGTGAGTCGACGGCCAGAGCCAACGCCGACAGCGCCCTTGCGGTCTCGCAGACCACGCTTTCCGCATCGATCAACTCGCGCATTAACGCCAAGAGAACGTGGCGCCAGCCAACCGAGCCGACTTTCGCCGATATGTTCCCGCCCGGCGTCAATTCTTTTGCGGAAGCCAATCTGGATAGAGCAAGCTATTTTCCAGATATTTTCGACTCCGCTACGACATCAAACTTGCCTCTCTCAAACGGGAAAGACCTGGCTCCAGAGTGGACGCTGAATGGCGGGCACACAATTTACATCCATTGCTCCGGCACAATGCAGGACAAATCGGCGGCTTATCAGTCGTTGTGGACGTGGTCATTGGCCAGCGTCGATATTGCTCCCGGTAAGACATATGAGTTTTCGGCATACACAGGAGCTCATCGATGCAGAGCTGTCGCAATGGTTGATTTTTACTCGGCTACAGACACTTATATAAGTTCGGTTGTTTCCACAGATTTTAACGACAATGAAAAGTGGGGCGGTCCCAATTTATCCGATTATAAACGACTAAAGATTTTTGCGACGGCGCCAGCCAATGCTGCAAAAGCCTATTTTGTTATTATTGGCGACAATCAGGGTTCTGTAACCCAGCCCGTCAACCCATGGATTTTTATCACACGCCCTTATTTTGGCGTTTTGCCTGAGAGCCAGAAAGCCTCGCCGCTTTCTGCGTCCACGCCGACCGATTGGCAGCCGTTCGAGCCTCCCGTCTGGTATGACACCGACGACAATAACAAGCTCTATATCTGGCAGGGTCATTCGCTTCGTTTTGTGGCGTCGGACGATAGCCGCATTGCCAACAACGCCGCCGCGATCAGCAACGAGGCGGTTGCTCGCGCAAACGCCGATGGCGCGCTGGCGTCGCAGATCAGCAGTCTTTCTACGACGGTCGGAAACAATAGCGCCTCGATCACCAACTTACAGGGCTCATATAATGGCCTCTCTGTAAAGTATGGCATTGTCGGCACGATCAATGGT